AACAAGCAAAACCCTTATTATAAAAGATTATGACAGTAAAAGAACTAAGCAACTTACTTTTTAAAGTAGATGATGAGGCAGAGGTACAGATAGTAACCTCTTTATCAGACCCCGTACTAAGTCCTATTAGAATAGAAGAAAGGAAGATATACGATACTAATAATGATTCCTATAAACCAGATAAGATAGTAGTATCTATAATAGTTTTATAATGGTAGAACCAAAAATAAGCCTTACTTTACTTGTGCCAGGCGCAGGTATGCTAAGCTCGCAGGTGTGCGAACAAAACCCAAAAGAAAGTTACGATGAACATAAACTACTTCTTACTGATTATAAAGGTAAGAAGTTAATTAAAGAAGTCGTAACCTTTAAGACAAGAAAGCAGAAGTTGGTCTCTCAGAATATAAACATTTGTGAAGAGGCATATAACTACATGCTTGAAACTCCTACTGATGCTAAACTAGCTAGAGTTTGGAGTAATTTATCCAAGAATGAAAGACTGAGACATCACTTTGACCTCATAGCTAGTGACTTCAGGGCTAAATCATATAGCTATGAGATTCTAGATAACTAACATAAAAGACAGGTAGGAATAATCCTACCTGTCTGTTAAATAGATAGCTATGAGTATAATTATATTAGTTATTATTCTATGGATATTATTCAGACATTTTAGTCCTAGTATAGAGATTATACAAACAAACTATACTAAAAGTAAAGTAATATTGTGGTATAATCGTATAGAAGGAATAGAAACTAAAAGAAGATGGATAAAACTATTCGAGTATTGACATGAATAGAAATGAGGTTTTAAATAAAATACTAAATTTTGAAGGAGATAACTTTCTTCTTGAGTTACCAACAGGATTTGGCAAGAGCAAAGTGGCTATTGAGCTTATAAAGAAATTGTCAAATAATGAAGGAAACTTACTTATAGTAGTGCCTAGAAATGTTCTTAAAACAAATTGGCATGATGAGATGATTAAGTGGTGGTCTGATTGTCAACTTAAAATAACATACTCTACTTATGTATCATTACCTAAGATGGCTGCATTATGGGACTATGTAATTTTTGATGAGTGTCATCATTTATCAGAGAGGTGTAGAGAATCTTTATCAAGCTTTGGTATTAAACATGCAGTACTATGTTCTGCTACTGTCTCTAAGAATCTTAAGTTTGAACTAAATAGATTATTTAATAACCTAGTATCATACAAGAAAGACCTTAGAGATGCTATTGATGAAGATATTCTTCCTGACCCTAAAGTTTATTTATGGCCTCTACAATTAGATAATTCTTTACCATCTGAGATTATAATAAAGAATCCTAGAGCTAAAGGTAAAATAATAGAGTGTAGTTGGGCACAGAGATGGGAACATATTAAACAGAAACACCCTATTAGAATTTGTTGTACTGAGAGACAATACTACAGTGACCTTTGTAATCAAATAGATTACTGGAAGAAAATGTACCTTAGAACAAGAAGTCAAATATCTAAGAATAGATGGCTAAGACTTTGTGCTGATAGACTTAAATGGATTAGTGATAAGAAAGTCAAATATATGCTCCAACTTCTCCCTACCTTAAATAAGTATAGAACATTAACCTTTTGTAATAGTATAGAGCAAACAGAAGTACTTGGTAAGTTTTGTATCAATAGTAAAAATGCTAATTCTATGGAATATTTGGAATACTTTAATAATGGTACAATAAACCATATAACTGCTTGCAATATGATAAATGAAGGTCTCAATTTAACTAATTGTCAAGTAGGTATTTATGCTAATCTTAATAGCTCTGAAACTATTATTAAACAGAGAGTAGGTAGAATACTAAGACACCCCAAACCTGTTATCATTGTTCCTTATTATCAGGATACAAGAGAAGTTGATTTAGTTAAGACTATGCTTAAGGATTATAACCCTAAGCTAGTTAATTTAATACATAACATAAATGAAATTGAAATATGAGTTTTACAGTGGAACCTAAAGTTCTACAAAGACGTGGTTTAACTGTAGAAAGTTTTGGCATATTATTATTAGCCAATAAATATAATATTCCTAAAAAACTTTCTAAAGATATACCAGTAATCCGTGATGTCAATATTAAGGGATTTCTTGATAGTGCTCATTATGGGTATAAATTAAATAAGAATAAATTATTTAGAATAATAGAAGAAATGAAAGAATATTCTGATGATATTAATTTAAGAGCTTTAGAGTTAGCTCCTAAACTCATTGAAATATTTCCTTCTGGTAAAAAACCGGGAACTAATCTTTATTGGAAGGGAAGTAAAATGGAGATAGTGACTAAACTCAAAAAGTTTCTCAATATGTTTGGAGAAGAATATTCTAATGAAGATATTATAGATGCTACTCAGAGATATGTACAGTCCTTTAATGGAAGCTACGGATATATGAGAGTGCTAAAATACTTTATATGGAAGAATATTCTTAGAGTAGGAGAAGAGTCAAATAGTATTGAAGAAGTATCTGATTTAGCTACTTGGCTGGAAAATAAAGGTAATGATGATGCACTAAGACAAGATTGGTTAGCAGAACTAATATGAATTTATACAATAGAATACTAAACTTTCTTGAAGAAAGAAGAAACAGAGTATTATCTGGACAAATAAACTGTATTCCTTTACCATTTCATCGGTTTAGGAGAGAATTTCCCGGAATAGAACAGGGAGTATATTATTTAGTTAGTGGAGCAACTAAAGCATCAAAGACACAATTAACTAATTATCTTTTTGTTTATAATACCATAATGTATATGTTCTATAATCCTGGGAAGATACAGGCAAAAATATTCTACTATGCTCTTGAAGAAACCGCAGAGGCTGTAACTCTAAGATTTATGGCTTTCTTACTGCATCATTTAGATAATACAATAACTATTAGTCCTACTGATTTAAAATCTACTGACGAAACTAAGCCCCTACCTGAAAATGTTCTTAAAGCTATGAAAAGTGAGAAATTTGCACAAATAATGCACCTTTATGAAGAAATTATTACTTTTTATGACTCTAAAAATCCAACAGGAATATGGAAAGATTTCACTCTATATGCAAAAGAAAATGGTACTACTCATTATAAACCAATAGAAATGAAGGATGATTTTGGTAAACCAGTTACACGAAATATGTTTGATTATTATACTCCAAATAATCCTGATGAGTATGTATTTATTATTGTAGACCATGTAAGTCTTTTGGATAGTGAAAGAGGAAAAGATGGTAGGTCAATGTCTCTTAAAGAGACTATTGATAAGTTATCTGAATATATGGTTATAGCTAGAAATAGATATAAGTATATACCTGTGTTAGTGCAACAGCAAAGTACTGAAACATCAAATCTGGAAGCCTTCAAAAATGATAAAATAAGACCTACTAAAGCAGGTCTAGCTGATTCAAAATATACAGGTAATGACTGTAGTTGTATGATAGGTATAACTAATCCTGCTAGTTTCGATAAGGCTGATTATCTAGGATATAATATTACTATTCTAAAAGATAAATTCAGGTTAATGGAAGTAGTATTAAATCGTAATGGTAGAGCTAATGGTTTGTGTCCATTACTGTTTGATGGTGCTATTAATAATTATACAGAACTACCAAGAGCAGATGATAAAAATGCAATGCAGAGAGTTTATGAACAAATAACAAATAAAAATAATTATAAAATCTCAATGTTCATTAGTAAAATAAACAAAATTTTTAACAAATGATTGAATTACCAACAGAAAGAAGTGTAGTTACAAACTACAATCCAAAGCTATTAATTCTTATGGGTAAATAGTCTGCCCCTTTTAGTAGTAATACTAATTGTAAAATCGGGCAAAAACGGTGAATCCTAAAGATTTTACTTATGGGCTTGTATATATGGTAAATTTTCCGTATATTTGCATACCAAAAATATTTGATATGCAATTACATAGATTAAAATTTACTAAAGAAGAAGCAAAGAATTTTGCAGATTATTTTAATGCAGGCCATTCTATTAAAGATACTGCTGCCTATTTTGGTGTAACATATAGAGAAGTTTTACATTATATAATTTACTTTGGATATTACATTCCTAAGAAAAAATACAAAAACGTGGAAAATTTATGTGAAAATCATACTTTTTTCAAAAATATAGATACTGCTGATAAGGCATATTTCTTAGGATTATTAATGTCAGATGGTTATATACAAACTAATCTTTATAATAAAGAAGTTGGTATAGCTTTACAGTGTAAAGATTACTATATTTTAGAAAAACTTAATAACTATATATCACCAAAAAAGATTTTATCTAAGTATAAAAACTCATATAAATGGAAAGTTGCCTCTTCAATAATGTATAATGATTTAGAAAAATATGGTATAACTGAAAATAAGTCCCACTCAGAGTATGTATATCCTACAATTCCTAAAGAATTTGATAGGGATTTTATTAGGGGTTATTTCGATGGGGATGGATGTATTAGTATAAAATCAACAGGATATAATGTTATATCTTTTTGTGGAAATTCTAAAATATTTTTAGAATCATTAGCTAGTATTTTGTTATCATATGGAATACATACAAGGCCACTTAATTGTTATACTAAAACAAAAAATTATCCATTATACACATTATATATATCAGGAGGAATAAATAAATCTATTTTTAAAAAGTTTTTATATGAAGGAGCAGCAACCTTTTTAAATAGAAAATATGAAAGATTCAAGGAAATACCGTGCTAAATTACTTAATAATATAAGTAGTCAGTGTAACGCATAGTAGTTGAAACTTATTATATAAGAATATAATACTACCACGAGTGTCCGACATCCTACATGGATGAAAATATATGCTGAACTTATAGGAAACTATAAGAACTATAAGATAAAAAGCTTATAGGATAACAATTTGAGACCCAAACAGGGAAAGTCCTCATTAGTAGCAGCTATTGATGATAATCTTATCATTGATTTGGAAGATGGCTACAGAGCTCTCTCAGTAATGAAAGTACAAGCTAGGAGTGTAAAAGACCTTGAAGAAATTAAGACAGCTATTCTAGCAAAAGGTAAAGAACTAAAAAGAGCTCCTTACAGATTTATCACTATTGATAATGCCACTAGACTTGAAGAAATGAGCCTTGTTCTTGCAGCTGAGATGTATAGAAATACTGCTATGGGACAAGGTTATGGACTACTTAAAGATGCCAAAGGTATGCCAGTTAAAGACCCTAAGACAGGGAAGCCACTTACTGACCCTAAGGCTGATGTAAGAACTCTACCTAATGGAGCAGGTTACACCTATCTACGCAAGGCTCTAAGGTATCTTATTGATATGTATAAACCTCTATGTGAGACACTAATCTTAGTAACTCATGTAAAGGATAAGCAAATCAGAAAAGATGGTCAAGAAATGTCAGAAATGGCAGTAGACTTAGCAGGTAAATCGGCAGATATTATATGTGGAGAAGCCGATGCAATAGGCCTTATCTATAGAGATGGCAATAAAACTTATGTATCTTTTGAAGGTGGAGATAACACTATTAAAGAAGCCAGATGCCCTCATCTTAGAGGTCAAAAGATACTTGTAGCAGAATCAAATGAAAATAATGAGGTAAAATTTGATGCCTCAAAAATATTTATTAACAACAAATAATCACAAAAAACATGGAAAAGAAATTCACAAAATTCGAGCTGGCAAGATTGAAAAGAACAGCTCAAAATGTAGACCAGTTTATTCAAAAGAAGAACAAACTTGAGGCTAAAAAGAAAGAAATTGATGCAGAACTTTCAGCAGTACTTAACCTTATTGAGCTGACTGATGCTCCTACTAAAGCTATGACTGGTGGTTTTGGTACTGAAGATATTATTAAGAAAGTAGTAACTGCTACTGATAAACTTGATAAGAATGGTAATGTTATCAAACAAACCAGCTATGAGTTTATTTATCCTGATACAATCATTCCTCCTGTTGAAGAAACAGTAGGTCAAAGTGCTACTGAAGAAGCAGTACCAGAAGTAGAAGAAGAGGAAGTTACAGAAGTAGCTAATAACACAATTTATTAATATTAACAACAAATAAAAATATACAACTATGGCAATAGCTAAAGGTTCAATTTCAACAGAAGCTCAGGAGTTTAAAAGATATGTAGGTGTAGCTCCTGTATTTATTAAAGCAGTAAATCCTGATAAAGCAGAGCATGAAGCTTTGTTTAACACTACATTGGATGAAGCTCCTAACTATCTGGGCACAGTAACAGATAGTGATGGTAATGAATATGGTAATGCAAGAATTCAAATTGTATTCCAGCCTGACACAGAGAAGATTGGCTTTGAAATGCCTCTTGTAACTATGGCTTTATTCTTGCAGAATAGACCTAGAGTAGGTGCTACATCAGGTAAAACTCAAGTAATTGATAAGTATGGTAGGACAGCTTGGGTAACTCCTGAGGAGCTTGCTTCTAAGGCTATTCCTGTATACTCTAATGGCCCTGCTGACATTGATAAGGACTATAGACCTGCCTATGTAGGTGAAGAAGAACTTATGGAATTTGTTAAAGCTTATCTTTGCATTCCTAGTGTAACTACTTGGGACAATAATACCAGAAAGATGGTTCCTAACACTAAAGTTAAATCTGAAGAGTGTGAGTGTAGGTTTGATAACCTTGACAAAATCTTCAAAGGTGACTTCTCTGAGATTAAGGATGCACTTGGCTTCCAACCCACTAATAAGGTTAAAATTATGCTTGGTGTAAGAACTGATGCAGAGACTGGAAGACTTTATCAAGCTGTATATACAAGAAAATTCTTGCGAAACTCAGCTAATAATTATAGCTCTCTTGATAAAGAGTTGCAAGAGATGATTCAAAATGCAGCAGCTAATGGCAGGACTCTTAATACTGAGTATTCAGCAAATCCTGTACATGAGTACTCTGTAGAAGCAACTACATTTACTCCCACTACAGAAGCAACTCCTACTGATGAACTTCCTTTCAGCACATCTGAAAGCTCTTCTCCTTGGAACTAAATAAGTAGTTATGATTAGTAAGGGCACTAAATCAAGTGAATATATAGATATATCCCATATAAGACAAGCAGATATTGCTGCTTATTATCTTGGAATAAAGTCTATTCCATGTTTGATTAAGAGCCCACTAAGAAAGGATAATAAACCATCATTTAGTTTATTCTCTAACAATGGGGAAGAAGTTGGCTTCATAGATTA